TCGAATCATTAATGAAAGTTTGTTTAAAGGAATGATCTAATGACTTATTTAGATTTAGTTAATAACGTGCTTAGGAGGATACGTGAAACAGAAGTAAGCTCTGTCCAAACTAATTCCTACAGCAAACTAATAGGCGACATCGTTAATGACGCTAAGGACCTTGTAGAAACTTCATGGGACTGGTCTGCACTTAGGACTACCCTTACAATTACTACTGTTGCTGATGTGTTTAACTACTCTTTAACTGGTAGCCAGAATAACATCAAAGAGCTAAACGTGTTGAATGACACGTCTAATACTACTATGCAGTACCAGACTAACAACTGGTTTGACTCACAGTTTCTTTTAGGCAACCCTGTCTCTGGTGCACCTTTGTACTACACGTACAACGGCGTTGATTCAGACGGAGACACGTTAATTGATGTTTACCCAAAGCCAGACGGAGTTTACTCCTTACGTTTTAACTGTGCTTTACGTAATCCTGACTTAAGTGCTGACACAGACACGCTAAAAATACCTGCGATGCCTGTAGTGCATCTTGCTGTGGCCTTTGCTACACGTGAGCGTGGAGAAACAGGTGGTACTTCGACTCAAGAGTACTTCTCAATGGCTAACAAGTACTTGTCCGATGCTATTGCTATGGACGCTGCTAGACATCCCGAAGAAACTATCTTCTACACGCCTTAAGGTACTTATATGGCACAAGAACTCAAAAGTATTAATCTTGTAGCACCTGCGTTCAAAGGCATCAACACTGAGGACGCACCGTTAGCTCAGGACCCTTCTTTTGCTGAAACAGCAGACAACGCTGTTATTGACAAAAGGGGGCGTATTGCTGCACGTAAGGGCCACTTGGTCATCACAACTGATAAGACGCAGTTAGGCAGTGACTTCTTAAGTTCTATCAAGGAGTTCAGGGACGACGCAGGCAACACCGAGATTTTCTCAGTAGGTAACAACAAGATTTTTAGCGGTACAACCACGTTAGTCGATGAGACTCCCGGTAGCTACACGATTACTGCTGATGACTGGAAGATGGTCAACTTTAACGACAGCATCTACTTTTTCCAGCGTGGTCATGAGCCTCTTATTTACAACAACATTGCTACTATTAATCCGGGAGGCACTAACGGAGACGTACTAAAACTAAGCACAGTCACAGGTGCAGCCGGTGTTACCTCTAGCATGTACGGGAATGAAGTCCTAGCAGCTTACGGTAGACTCTGGACTGCTGACTTTGCTACGGATAAATCAACTGTTTATTGGTCTGATCTTTTGATTGGTCATGACTGGCTAGGCGGGACCTCTGGGTCCATTAACTTGTCTAAAGTATGGCCCGATGGTCATGACGAAGTTGTCGCACTAGCTGCTCATAATAATAAATTAATTATCTTTGGACAACGTAGTATCGTAGTTTATGACGGTGCTGACGCTCCTGCTACTATGGCTCTGTCAGACACAGTAGTAGGTGTAGGCTGCGTAGGCAGAGACACTATACAACATACAGGTGTAGACGTAATCTTTTTGTCTCATACAGGCTTAAAGAGCTTCGGAAGAACAATCCAAGAAAAGTCCATGCCACTAAGCAGTTTATCCAGTACAATTACTACAGACATTGTTCAGGTACTCAGAGAAGCAAATGAAGTCTTTAAGTCTGTGTACCACCCAGAAGAAAACTTCTACTTGCTTACTTTCGTAAACCAAAACATTACCTATTGTTTTGACGTAAGAGGAACATTAGAAAATGGGGCGTACAGAGTTACACGCTGGCCCGGAACTGGTTTTACTTGCTATGAACGAAAAAGTGAAGGTACTTTGCTCATAGGAAGTTTACAAGGAATTGGGCAGTACTCAGGGTATCTAGACAACGGGAGTTCGTACAGTTTTAAGTACTTTAGCCCTGAGTTGTCTTTTGGTGATCCTTCTAAGCTTAAGTTTTTAAAGAAAATTAGACCGACAATAGTAGGTGGAAGTAGTTTAGACATTTTACTAAAGTGGGACTATGACTTTGGATCTGCTTACAACACAAGCGTAATCACTTTAAAAGATCAAGCAATAGCTGAGTTTAATGTAGACGAATACACAGTAGGTCAGTTTTCTGATGGGATTTTAACGTCTAAAGAAGCTGTAAACACTAACGGCAGTGGTGGAACTTTAACTATTGGCATGGAAACTAGCATTAGTGGAAACGAACTGTCTTTACAGGAAATCAACGTACTTGCACTGGTAGGTAAAACAATATGAGCAACTATACTAAACTAACGGATTTTGCCGCCAAAGATAATCTGTCTTCGGGAGATCCTAATAAAATCGTTAAAGGAACTGAGTTTGAAACTGAGTTCGACAACATTGCAACGGCAATAGCTACAAAAGCAAACACTGCTAGTCCTACGTTTACAGGGACTGTCACAATTCCCGCGCTGACCTTTACTGGGACATTGGCAACTGGGACGATTAACGGAGGAACTTACTAATGGCTACTCATGATGCAGCAGCTTCAGGAATAGACTGGTTAGGTAATTTATTAGGTGGCGCTGCCGGTGGCTACTTAACTAAAGAAGCCTATGATAGACTAGGGGAAATAGGGCAGTTTGGGTATGAAGAGTTTGCAGGAGAAGGTGGTCTAGCAGATAAACTCTCGGGTATGATGGAGTTTCAACCGTACACCGTTACTTCTGCTACTGGTGGTCAGTTCGGCATGTCAAGGGACCCAGTGACGGGCCAAATGTCGTACGATATAACTACTTCTCCTGAAGAACAAGCATACCAACAATCTTTGTTTGGTGGTGCAAGCCAGTTAGCTCAACAAGCTACCGCCCCTTATGACCCTCGGTACGAAGAACTAGCTAATCAAGCTTACGGGGGTGTAGGTGCTTTAATGACACAAGCACAGCAAGCAGCTTTAGACGCTGGGGCTATGGACAGAGGCGCTAGGGAAGAGCAAGTATACGGACAACTTAGGGCCTTACAGTCCCCTGAAGAAGAACGTCAGCGTTTAGCTTTAGAACAACGCATGGCTTCTCAGGGACGAACAGGCGTACGTACGGCACAGTTTGGTGGTACTCCTGAGCAACTAGCGATGGCTAAGGCTCAAGCAGAAGCTCAGAACCAAGCGTCCCTTATGGCTATGCAACAGTCAGGCGCTGAACAACAACAAGCACTACAAAGAGCTGCTAGTTTACAAGGTTTAACTTCTGGTATGTTTGGTATGGGTACGCAAGCTAGAGCGACCCCTAGAGAACTACAATCGATGGACCTGCGAAATATGCAAGGAATGATGGCTGCTGGCTACGTGCCACAAGCTCAGTTATTAGGCGCGCTAGAACCCGGAATGACCGCAGCAGAGCGACAGAGACAAGCATTGTCAGAGCAAGCAGGAGCGTACGGTAAAACTTATGCTTCAGGTCTTGAGGCATTGCTTCAGTCAGGCTTAGGACAAGCAAACTTAATAGGGTCTTTAGGGTCTGGGCTTGCTAGTTCAGCTCTTGGTGGGCTATTTAGTTAATAAGGAGAACATATAATGGCTCAATTTTCACAAGCGTTTTTGTCTAACTTAGGTAGACCTGCTTATCAACAAGGGATGTTTGGCTTAGGTCAGGCTATTGGTGGTATTCCGGGTCAAATGAAAGACCAACGAAAGCAGCAAGAGTTTAACCAGTTGATGCAGCAAGGGCAGCAAGCAATGGCTTCTAAGGACCCTGTTGCTTTATCTGCTGTTGCTCAAAGGTTAGCTGCTGCTGGCTACCAAAAAGAATCCCAACAACTTGCACAGGCTGCTGCTACTGCTAAAGAAAAAGCAAGGCTTCAAGGTGTTCTTTCAGGGGCTGATCTTCAGACACCTGAAGGTCTTGGTGCTTTGTCTCAGTATTTTAAAGAAGAAGGTGACGCAGTCCAAGCAATTGAAATTGCTGGTAGACAAAAAGAACTTTTAAGAGAACGAGAAACTCAAACTAAGTTTGTACAACGTAAAGTTAATTTGTCAAATGCTGCTTTAAAACTGGGTCAAAATGACTTAGCAAACCGTATACAACAAATAACAGACCCTGAAGAATTACGTACAGTAGCTACTGAAATTCGTAAAAACGAAGTAGAAAAAATGCCTACCCAAAATCCTTTGGTTAGAAAACAAATGGCTAAAGCAGCAGGAATACCAGATAATTTGTTTACTGAGTTAGACTTAGCTAAAGCTCCAGACAGTGTTTTTAACGAGTACGTAACTGGACAAAAAGGAAAAATGGAGTTTTTTTTACAAAATGGAAAAATAGTAGACTACCGCGTTAATGAAACAGGCCTTGTTTGGGACAGAGACACTGACAGATGGACTGAAGCATCTCAGTTAGAACTACAACCTGCTCCGCCACAGGTACAAAAAATACAAAACATAACCGCAGGTATGGGAGATGAGTTAGCTAAAGTAGGAGCTAAGTCTTTTGCTGAGTTAGCAGAAAACGCAGGCAAATCTGCTACTGCTCTTAGCACTATAAACAGAAGTTTACCGACAATAGATAATATGTTTACTGGGGCAGGTGCAGAAATTAAATTAAACATTGCTAGGTACGCAGAAGCTCTGGGGTTATCAGGAGATTATCTCGTAGATCCAGCTTCAATAGTAGATACTGAAGCATATGTGGCTAATGCAGGACAACGGGTTGCTGAGTACATTGTTAATTTAGGTGCTGGAACTGGTTTATCCGATGCGGATAGAGAGTACGCTCAAGCAGTTGTAGCAGGAAAAATAACGGTTTCGGCTGAAACTTTGAAAAGGCTGTTAAAAGAACTAAAACAAGGCGCTCAAAACAAAATTAATAGGTACAAACAAACAAGAAGTAGGGTAGCAAAAAGTTTAGGAAAAGACGGAGAAGCAGCTTTATCGTGGTTTCCTGAAGACTTTTATGTTGACGAAGGGCCTGCTCCTGTTCGTTCTTCTGCTGCACAAAGCTTTCTCGATTCTCAGTAAGAGGTAACTATGCAGTACACTAAAGAACAGTACAAAAATGCAGTTCAAAAAGCCCTTGCTGCTGGAGATCAAGCAACTGCTGAAGAGCTTGCCGAAGAAGCTGCTATTTTATATCCAGAAGGTTATACTCCCCCTGAAACTCCTTATTTAGAGCAAGTATCTCAAAGAGCTTCTGAGTTTTCTCCTATGGAAGTTCTTTCTGAAGGGCTACGTCAAGTTCCTGAAAGAGCAGAAAGAATAGGAGGTCCTGACTATAGACCCGGAATTAGTGCGTATGCTCCAGCAGCAGTTTCTCAGGCTTTTAGAACAGGAGGAGAGCTTTTAGTAGGAGGAGTTAGTCTGCTTATTCCAGACTCTGTTCGAGAAGGTTTTGAAGAAGGGTGGTCTAAAGTAAAAGACATGCCCGGAATAAAACAAGCAGGACAAGCTTTGGGAGCTGGTTTTGAAGCTTACTCTGAGTTTGCTAAAGAAAATCCCCAACTGGCAGAAACCTTTGAAACTTATGTAGACATTGGGGCAGTACTCGCTCCTGCTTCTAAGATAGACATGGCTGGGCCAGCAGCTAAAGCAAAACTAAAGTACAACACTGCAATAGCTGAAGAAAAACAAGCAGGAATTAATAAATTAATGGACCCTGTAGTTGTTGGTGAGACTGGCTATGGAGGAGAGTTTAGATCTGTAGGAGGACCGCTTGACAGAACAGTCTACGTTCCTACCGAAAGAGAACAAATAATGCGTAGGACGTTAGAGACTGTTGATGGTTTAGATCCTAATACGCACTATGCTCGCGCGCACACTGTAGTGTCTGATGAAGTAAAAAAAGCTAACAACGAGTTAATTGCTTTTATTAATAAATCAGGAAATCCTACGTACGACAGGCAAGAAATTGTAGAGTCTATGCAAGAAGCTTTTGCTGGCCTTAAAGAATCTAAAGATTATGTTGCATTATCACGAGAAGCCCAAAAGAAAGCTAATGAATACGCTAACATTGCGTTGAAAACAATAAATAAAGAAGAGCCTAATGCTTTAGGTCTTTTAGCTGCTAGGAGAGAGTTTGACAGTTTTGTAAACGCTGGTCCAAGAAAAGGAGACGTTTTAGATCCTACAGTAGAAACAGCAAAAGGGGCAGCAGGAAGATTCATAAGAAACGTAATGAACGACAAACTTAAAGACATTACGGAAGGAGACGTTGTCCACAACTCGCTCGACCGTATGCACAATCTTTTATCTGCTCGTTCAGTCTTACGTAACAAAATGTACGGAGAAGGAAACAACAGAATATCAAGGGCTTTCCAAAGAATTTCTAGTGTTGCCAACTTACCCTCTACTCCGTTAGCTTTGTACGCCACAGTAAAAACAGCAGGTGCGGCAGCAGCAGGTGCTGTAGCAGGTGTTGGTATGGGAACTGGGGCAGTTTTAGGAGCTGGGGCGGGAGTAGGTATTTATACTATGTTAAAAGCTGCCGACAAAACAACTAGGCTTCGTTTTTACTCTAAAATGCTTTCAGGAACAGACAAAGCAATAAAAGCTTACAAAAGCGACAAAAATTTAGTGTCAGAACTTAAAGCCGACAGAGCCTACATTGTTTACTTAATGAACGAAGCAAGACAAGAGGAAGAAGAGAATGGGCAATGAAGGTTTTTTTAGCGGGTTAAGATCTCTTCCGAGCAAGCGTGTTGACGACTTCATGGAACAAACCCAGCGGTACAGGTCTGGAGAAATTGGGATTGGGGACCAGATGCTTCAAGGAGGTGCTAACGCCGTAGGTTTGCTTACCGACGCTCCTTTTTTTATTGCAGGAGAAGCAGTATCAGCAATTACTCCTGAGTTTATTAAGAAAGGCTTGAGTCAAGTAGCTGAAGGGATTAAAGACACGGAAGCCGCCCAAGCTGCTATGCAGTACATGCAAGAAAACCCCCAGATGATGAAACGCATGGGGTACGGTGCTGATCTTTCAGTAATTCCTGCCGCAAAAGCAGCAAAAGGTGGTATGCTGCGTGACTTGTCTTTAGAGGCTCCTAACAGACAGCCCTCTTTTTACGGCTCTGGGGTGTTGGGTCAGCTTGCTTCTATAGCAAGAACCGCGCCTACTGCTTTGTACGACACCTTAAGTCCTAAAGCAGCAGCTTCTCGTAGAGAGGGTGTTCCCATGTCTGTAAGAAGAGAAGCCTCTAGAATAACGCCTGAAAAAAGAAGCAAAGCCGAAGCTATCAGAAGTAAAAAACCACAGGATAGAACTAAAGAAGAAACTGAATTTTTAGGAAACTTTAATAAAGACCTTTCTTTTTTGGAAGGACAGTTAGACCAAACGCAATTGCTAAAAACAGGAAGAGGGGAACAAACTCAAGGAGTTATTAAGTCTTTTGAAAACGTACAGGCTTTAGGAAAAGGTCCCCTAAGTCCTGAAACTCTTTCTAAAGC